TACACTGCCACATGACTAAAATTTTTCACCTTCTCAAATCTAATTGTACTTCTGAACTTATCAGCAAGTGCATCTTGTTTATGACTTATCACAAATACATTTTCTCCACTTAACGTATTTAGAATCTTTAAAAACTCATCTGTTCCTGTACCATCAAGTGAACTATCAAATATTTCATCTAGTATGAGAAGATTAGTATTTGTAGAGTTTTTCATCTTTGCAACAGCCCTCCAAGTAAAGAGTAATGCAAGGTCTATTCGCATCTTCTCACCTTCACTAAATGATGCATAAGAAAACTCATCACGATACCTTGACTTGATAGTTTCCTCAAAGTTTTCATCTAAAGTAAAGTTGACATAGAACTCCATAGATGTAAGATACTTGTTAATTAACTTGTTCATTATTGGTAGATACTGTTTAATGATCTTAGTCTTAATACCTGTATCCTGTAGCATGTTTCTTGCAGCTTCAGCATACAACTTATCTTCTCTTAGTTTAGATTTTTGTTTATTGTAAATCTCTACCTCTTCTTTTAAATCTTTTAGTTTATCAACATCAGAAGATGTAGCACCATCAGATTCAAACTGTTTTATTTCTGTATCTAATTGTACATTAAACTTTTTAAGTTCTACTATTGAAGAATCAATTTTAGCCATAGATACTTGATTACGTCTAATTTGATCTGTAATATCTTTGATCTCATTTTTTCTAGATGAAACCTTTTCCAACTCAACTTTAAGTTCTTTCATACCAACTTGTATTTTATCTGCTTCTGATTCTTTGTGTGTAATCATATCAGATTTAAATACTTCATCAATGTGTTGTTGACAAGTTGGACAATCTTCATTATTCTGAAAAAATCCAATCATTGAAGAATGTGTTTTATGTTTTTCCACAAGAGTAGATTGTATGTCTTTTAACTTTGTACTCTTTTTTTCTACTAGTGACTTATCTTCAATGTGAGATAGATCAGCTTCAATATCAGATTCTAATTTATCTCTTTCTTCAGTTCTTTTAGATATCTCTTCTTCATTAGTTTGAATGAGATTTTGTTTTTGTTTAATTATTTTTTCTTTGTTTTCTTGCAAGTCAGCTATATGATTTTCTTGAAAACTAATCTTCTCAGAAGTCAATTGATACTGATAATCGTTTTCACGAATATCATCTAGTATAATTTTTAATCTCTGTTTTAGAATAAGGTTCATAGTAGAAAAAATCTGTATATCTAAAATCTCTTCCACAACATCTCTACGATGTCTGGCCTTGAGTTGCATGAATGGAATAAAAGTTGAACTACCAAGAATTACTACTTGTGTAAAAGAACGATAGTTTAATTTTAAAATTTGTTGTTCTAATATTTTTTGGTAGTCACGAGCATTTGCATTTTGGTTAATCAAGATATTGTTTTGATATATCTCAAATTTATTTGGTTTAATAGAACGAATAATTTTATATTCTACACTACCAATTTGAAACTCAACTTCAACAACTGTAGAAGAGTTATTTATTGAATTTACCATTTGCATCTTACTGATGTTACGAAATGGCTTACCAAATAATCCAAAACATAATGCATCAAGTATAGTTGACTTACCAGCACCATTCTCACCAATGATAAGAGTAGTAGGTTCTTTGTCTAGTTGAATTTCTGTGAATTGATTTCCTGTGGAAAGAAAGTTTTTCCACCTCACATATTTAAAATTAATCATATCTCTAAGTCTTGTGCCTCTGTATACAACTGTCTCTGTAGATTGATTAATCTACCTTTATCTAAAGAGGTATCAAGCTCTTCAATATATCTACTTAAAAGTGTCATCGTATCTTCTGTATTTTCAACAATGTCATCAGATACAGTATTTGCATCCAAATCAGAAAAGTCCTCTATAATTTTAACTTCGTGACAATCAGCCTTTAACACTCTATCAATGAACTGATCAAACTGATACAAGTCTTTTTTGTTTACTACAATAACTTTGACATAATGGTCTACTAATTTACTTACATCAAACTTAGTATAATCAGTCTGTGTGTCATCATAGTATACTTTTTTATGAATGGTGTATGGATTTACTATTCGTTCTAATTCTCTTGTCTCTGTATCAAAAATGTGAAAGCCTTTTTTATCGTCACAATCATTCCAATAAAGTTCATATGGAGCACCCAAATAAAATATTTGACCGTCATCAGATTTATGGTGGAAATGACCAGAAAAAACAGTATCAAATTTTCTAAAATCACTTTTACTAATTCCATGTTCATTTATTATACCTTTCATCAATTGAAATCCAGCAATCTCCAAATGTCCCATGCAAATATCTGCTGTTGTTTCCTGTATCATACCCTCTGAATAAATGGAGTTTTGATTATTAATCCAAGGCAAGAATAAAATCTTCATGCCATCAAATTCTACTTCCTCAGCTTCTGGATATATTGTAATATTTTTATGACGTTGACCTAGAAGTTCTTCCACACAATTCACATCGTTAGTATTCTTATAGAACGTATCATGGTTTCCAATCATAATATGTAAATCTATATTCAAAGTATTAAACGGCAAAATGAATCTTTCACGAAAATCTTTTGCTGTTTTATATGAAACAAATTTACGTCTATCCATCAAGTCTCCCAAATGGATACAAGTTTTTATATTATTTTGTTGGAGATATGGAAAGAAGGTTCCTTCATAGAACTGATAGAAGTGTTCGTTAAAGTTTGAGTTGTCGTTTCGAGCACCAAAATGTGTATCATTAATTATAGCAATTTTCAATCATCTAGCTCCATGAAATTCTCTAGTCCACCAATCTTACTTTTAGTTTCTTTTTTCTTAGGTTTATATACAGCTTCATCAGGCACCATAATATTCACATCAAATCCACTTACTTGATATGGTGTTGTATCATGTGGGTTTGTAACAAAAGGAATATACTCTTGTTTAGAAATCAATTGATGCTTTACATGAGCTTGTTTTTTTTCTTTTTGTATTCTACGAATGAATGCATAGTAAATAATTTGCGTAAAATAAGCAAAGGGGTTATTTGATTTTTCTGGATTGAAGTTATGAATATACTGTAAACAATTTTCAATACCATCTGATATCATTTCCTGTTTGTAAGTATAATTAATAAAGTTTGGTCTATACGAAAGTCCATTTGCAATTTTTAGAAAACACTCACCAATATAATTAGTAATTCTAGGATTTTCATCTCCTGCTTCCTCAGCATCTTTGCACTGTTCTTTCCAATCTTTCATTGCTTGTAGAAATTTTTTATTGTCTACATAATGAACACTTACTTTTTTCGCCATAATAATTCCTTTTACATATTACTCTTATACTACACTAGTTTAAAGGTAATGTCAAGGAATAATTTATTTTAAATAATTGTTTTTTCCTCTTGACAAGGTATGCAATAGTGTGTATAATAGATATTGTAATCTCTTCAAATTAATGATAAACTTTAATCTCTTGATCCCAATCTTCTAGTGAATCATCTAACATATCTTCCTCTAGTTCTATATCATCTAATTCTTGATCAGTGGGGCTTTTCATTTCTGTTTGATGCATACTTTTTAATACATATTCATAATAACGACACAACCCTTCTGATGCTGGTGTCATTAAAACTACAGAGTTTTTTTCTATATTATAATATGGTTCATCAGAGTAAACTTGCACCCATCTAGCTAAACCTAAAGATTCAACCATACCTGTTTCTGTAGTTTTAGTAACAGTTCTCATTTTTAATGGAGCTGTTAATTTAAACTTACCAGAATCTATAGGTTCAACACCAGCTATAATGTCCTCACCATTTGATAATTTAATAACTTGATAACTCATTTTTAGTTTCTCTTTAAAAGTTTTTGTTGTTTATAGTCAATATATCTTGCATTAAAACTCATACTACGTCTTTCACCACCAACATAAAAAGGAAAAACTGAATGTTTTAACCATGATGGAAATATTACAAACTTACCAACTTCTGGTACAAAATTCATAACATCCTTTCTAAAAGTTTGTTTTTCACCTGTCATAAACTGAATCATTCCACTACTAGGATAATGATCTTCCATTTCTTTTTTAACAAAGTCATTCATACCAGATGGTATTTTCAAATAAATAACTGCTGAAATATCTCCACTATGGGTATGCCATGGGTTATACTCATTTTTATATTGACTTACAATCCAAGACTGTGTTATATTTATATCTTTTGTAGTTACGTCAAATATTTTATTATTGTCTGCATATAATTGTAACTTATGACCGTTCTCATTCATTCTTTTGAAGTATGATATGCAAGCTTGTTTGATTTCATTATCAACATAATCCTTATCTTCATCTTCTAATGGTATCGTAACTTCTTTATGTACCTTACCAACAAGTTTATTAGACCAATCAAACTTATTAGATTTTTCTTCATCATTTAAAACTTCATCACCAACTCTGTTTACTATATCTAAAAACTTTGTAGAAACTGTAGTTTCCATAATAGTTGGGCTGAAAGGAACATGCCACTTAATATCACTCATAATTTATGCCTCAATATCTACTATTTTTCCTTGTTCAATTCTTTCTAATCGACTCTTACCATTTGATTCGTATATCAATCGTTGCTCTTTAATAGTAGCTAGTTGTAATCGTTCTGCATTTTCTTGCCATGTTTCATGTAAATTAGAATTTACTTCTACTCTCGTTGCTGGTTCTACTATACGGATTCTTGGTTTTTCCAATGGTGGTTTAATTTTTTCACTGTTAGCATAAACATTTGGATGACCATACTGTGAAACTCTTGCTACTTGACTTTGTATATCATTAGTCATTTAATTTAATCCTATCAATTTTATATTCAAAATGTTCTTCCTTGTATATATTTATCCTGTCATAAAAGTGTCTTAATGTAAAATTTCTTTTAGTATTATGTGTAAGGTCATCAGATATATCAAATAACTTTACAGAGTCCTTATCCTTACTTTGTCTGAGGCCTCTTCCAATACTTTGCAAAACTCTTATTCTACTTTTAGATGGACTTGCAAAAACAATATTATGTATGTTACGAATATTTATACCTGTAGAAAATGTACCATATGATGCAATAATAATAGCATTTTTTTCATTTTCAGTTATTGATCGAATGTCTTCTCTAGTCTGAGTATCAGTACCACCATACACAAAAAATACCTTTCTGTCAAAATTTTTAATTTGATCGTGTAGTATAACCCCATGTTTTTCTACTAATTGAAATAAGCATAAAGTATTCCCATTTAAATTTTCGCATAAATTTTTAATAAAAATATTTCTTTTTGGGTGTGATACTAGGTAGTTTATTTCCTCAACATATGTATAGTTTTTTACTCTTTTGGATTCTTCTTCTGTGTGTTTTAGTACTACACAATTTATATTAAGTTTAGCTAGAGTATCATTATCCATCAACTCTTTTGTTGTGATAATTTTTTTAACTTTTCCAAATAAACCCTCTAACACCAAACGATGTGTTTGTGTACCATCAAGTGTACCTGTTAAACCAAATCTATACTTTACATCTCTTGACTTAACCATTATATCAGTAAGAGATTTTGCTTTAAATAAATGAGCCTCATCACCTATGATGCAACCATATTGTGCAAAGTATTGGGAATGAAGTTTATATATTGATTGCCATGTAGATATTATAACTGGTTTTTTGGAACCTTTATCCATACCAGCATATACTTTATGGATATATTCATCTTTCCAACCATAATCAATAAAATCAGAATACATTTGTTCAACCAATGATGTCGTGGGAACAAGTATCAGAGTTTTTAACCCTAAAAGATGATAGTATCGTACTAATGTATATATTATTAGTGATTTACCAGAAGCGGTAGGAGATAACAATAGTGAGCGATTTGTGGATAATGCATGATGAATTGCATCCAATTGATAATCGCGTATTGTAAGCGCGGCGCCTTTGGTTTTGGGATGTAAGGATGTTGCGAAATCTTTAACATCTTCACGAACAATATTCCTGTCATTTTCCACCCCCTCTTCTATTATATATTCAATTGAGTTTTTTGAACAAAACTCTTTAATGTATGGTAGCAGTCCTACATATATTCTTCCATTGTGTGGAGAAAATAAACGTATTTTACCATCCCACATCCTGTTACGATATTGTGGCATAAACTTAGCGCCAGGCACTTCAAAAGTAAAATAATCCGATAATTCTTTTTCTAAACTGTCATCTACCTCTAATTGTAAATATACTTCGTTAACTTTAGATATTTGCATTTTGTAAAGACTTTAGTTCACCATAATCGCCTCTAGCAATTATATTCCACGATATACTTATTCTGTCATCTTTATTATTCGGCACCCAATGTTGCAACCAAGAAGGAAATAGTAATCCTACACCCTTAACGGAATTGAACTGAATCATATTAGAGTTGTCCC